CCTTGGCAAGAGCCATGACATTCCGTCACCCTTCTACAAGTCCGAGATCTACAGTGTATATTCGAGAACGTTCGATGACGTACGGGTTGGTTTCTGGCACCCAATTAAATATTGGTGCCGGTACTACCCATATACATACGTACTCGCTCGGGGATAAAGTTACCGAAGATGTCGTCGGTAACCGCCTTCCTGGGGGTGGGTATGGAGATAATTATTTCCATATGCATTCCTATAGGTACACTCCCACTCGAATAAGTGGCAAGTCGCCGTTCTTTCCGGTCTATGAGTACAGTTCGTACCCTGTTGCCGGTCAACCAGCGCTGTCACATCAAACACTGATAGATTCGCTACCCTCTGACATAGAGCTTGCAACCCAATCTGCTGCTCAGACTAATCCGAGCACACCATCGGTTTCTTTGCCGGTGTTTATTGGGGAGCTACGGGAATTACCCGCTAGGCTCTTGAGGAAAGGTCGAAACCGAAACCCGTATTCGAAGAATTCTTCGGCTGCGGGTCAATTTGGTTGGCAACCTCTCTTTTCTGACTTCTTCTCCTTGCTCCGTTTCACGGAGCAGGTGACTAAGCGTATTGATACGCTTGATCACTTATATAATAAAGGAGGAAGCAGTGCCAAAGGGAAAACCGTGTCGTCTCACGGGTATGGTCAATATACGGATTTTCCGTTCCATACTTTAGAGGCGTACATAGCGGGGGATGTTAACTATCACACCCTCGTCGAACGTTGGGCTGTGTGTAGGTGGAAACCCACACACGCTGGCCTGCGTTCGCCAAGCGACCTAACCGCGGAGGCACGTCGTGCCGTACACGGGTGGAGGGTATCTCCCGCAGATGTGTGGGAGTTACTACCATGGTCTTGGTTCATCGACTACTTTGGTAATATTGGTGACTATCTTCAAGCCACCGATAATACCATCGCATATAATGATGGACCTGCTTGCGTTATGACTCATTCGAAGACCGAGATGACTCTTCGTCTTACGACGTCGAATCCTGGTTTTTCTGTGAGTCTCGGTTCAGGAACGCTCGAGGATAAATTTCGAGCGCTCCAACCTATCGGACTTACTGTAACCGCGCCTTTTCTTTCGGCGCGGCAACTGACGAACCTCGTTGGTATTGCCGCGAACCTAGGTATTGGGTAAGCGGCGTATCAACAAAGGGAACTTTCTTATGGCTTTTGGAGCCACTGTCTCGATCACTATCAACGCCATTGCTAAGGTGTTGAATCGGATCAACCAGGACAACTATGGATCGGAGTTCTACCTCCGCGAGACTCTTGTCTCGTACCGGCTTAAAATCCGGCATTCCAAGGTGAAGGCGACTACTGACAAACCGTATGTGCAAGATCGGCATAACGCCGAACTTACTATTACGACATTTGCCACGTCGACCGTCCCGCAGAAGACATCAACGTACTATACGGTGATGTCTGTACCTGAAGATGCCAATATGGCGACCGCGTCCCTTGAGGGACAGGGTTTTGGTTCATATATCATGAACGCTACCCGTGTTGACGATATGCTTGCGTGGCTGTCTTAGCCCCGCTAGCCTCGTCGTACTCGTGATAGCCTTCGGGTACGCCTTGATGCTCCTTATACTGGAGTTCTCAGGGTCTTTCTGGTGACAGGAGCTCTATCGGCCCGTACGACAACAAGGAGAATATCCCTATGTCTAAACGGTACGTAGAACAGTTCCTAGATCTGCTTAGCGGCGTTTTAAAAGACGCCGTGTCTCTAGATCCACGTCTGTCGAAGGGGATTCAACGGGATATCACTCGTCTTGCCACCCTTTCGGTCGAACACGGGGATGCACTTTTTACTGTGCTCCTCCCCGATCTTGGCAAAGCTTTCTTGGCAATGCTAGATCGAGGCTTCCTTGCGCGAACGGGTCTTCCTCTAACGAGGTCGATCAATACGCGTACCACTATCCCGAGACTTTTCGCGGGACTTTGGTTGAAGGTATTCGACATCAACGGATGTCTACGACATGATGCCGATCCGAATTTCGTGCTTCTGCTGCGTCAAATTTTTGAGGCAGGTAAGAAGTATGAAACGTCATGCTCCCCGAAGGCTGTTTATCAAACAGTCAAGGGGTTCTATGATGTCGAATCGGGACTGGTACCTCCATCTCCCTTTTGGGATTTGGACTGGTATACTAGTACTCATAGCGAGCATCGCACTCTTAGTGATGTTTACTGTGACTCCGGTATCCTGGAGAGACCCAACTGGGTCGACCAGAAACGGAGCATGCTCGACCTATGCCAGCGAGTTGCTGACAGGGTGGTGTCCGACACATTTGGAGGGAGTTGGCCCGAGAGGGCTATCTTCAATCCGAGTGATTGGACATTTAGACACGGACCAGGGGCTACGTCAGAATCCAAACGAGGAGGGATGTACAAGTACACCTTCCGAGCTTGGAATCCCAGACTTGATAGTGTCTGGCAGTACGATGAGTTTGGAGTTCCAAACTCCTCCGTACTCGCCGACCCCACTGCGATTGAGTCATCCGTGCAACTAATTGAGTTGCATAGTAGGCTTATTGCGGTACCAAAGACAATGAAGGGTCCGCGGCTTATCGCTGCAGAACCTTCTAGTAATCAATGGTGCCAGCAGAATGTCCTAGATTATATTTGTGGACATCTGCGTCGGCCGGGGACAAGTCTTGGTAAGTCTATCGACTTCCGTCGACAGGACTTATCCGGGGCTAGTGCACTATCAGCTTCCGAGAGCCGCTCTCATGCGACAATCGATCTCAAGGATGCATCGGACAGGTTATCCTGCTGGCATGTCGAAGCGATGTTTAGGGGGAATATCTCCCTGCTCAACGCAATGGCTGCCTGTAGAACGCGTTATATTTATAACGCGCTCGACCGTAAGCATCCGAAGATCCATAAGTTGCGTAAATTCGCAACTATGGGAAGTGCCCTTACGTTTCCGATACAGTCAATAGTCTTTTGCGTTATCGCCCTCACTGCGTGCTGTAAAGCACGTGGCTTGGACGAGAGGCATTGGGCTTCCTTCTGTTCGGAGGTCCGCGTATTCGGGGATGATATTATCATCCCTGAATGGGCCTATGAGACAATGCTCGAATTACTCGAGCATCTACGGTTTAAGGTCAACGAATCCAAATCTTTCGCGAATGGTTATTTTCGCGAGAGCTGCGGAGTCGACGGCTTTAGAGGTTACGATGTAACCCCTGTAAAAGTCAAGACCTTTGCCGAGTCAGATCGCCCAGGATCAGTGATCTCCGCGGTTGATACAGCGAACCTTCTGCACAAGAAGGGACTCTGGTATACTGCGGAGGCACTTAGATCGTCGGTCGACAAACTAATCTCGCGATTAGTCCCTGTCGTACAGACTGGTTCTGGGTTATGGGGCGACGAATCCTTTGTCGGCCAAAAACTCGATCACCTTAAAAGGAGATGGAATAATGACCTTCAACGGACGGAAATGCGAGTCTTCCAGCCAAAAGCTGTTTGTCGCAGATCTAGTCGCTTCGAAAGTCACGCCAATCTACTTCAGTACTTTACTGAAGATCCATCTAGCTCAGATATTTCTGACTGGGCTTCTGGTTACGTTGACGTGGCTGATGCCGGCCGAAGCCGGCGGTGGGTTGCCTTCCAGCTGCCTTAGACGGCGGCTGGTTGGTGTAGGCGAATAGCCTATGGTG